AGCACCGGTGTTCACCGGGGATCCGAACGAATGGAGGAATTCGCATCAGGTGATGGATGACTATAAAGGCCGAAAGGTACAACTCACGGAGGAGGTGTTCAAACGTCACACCACAAAGAAATACGAGGAGGCTCGTGTCCCGCTCGTGGAGTGTATCCCGGACGTGCTTAAAAACCCGGACGAGGTATGGATAAACGACTATCAGAAAAAGTTCGATAACCTGAACTTTATCAAGTTCTACGAGGATAAGGTGATAAACGTGGTTTGCGAGGTCAGGAACGGGAAGCTCTATCAGGTCACGACATGGTTCGAGATAGAGCGGAACGCCAATATCAAGGTGAAAGGACGCAGGAGCAGAAAGATAGATCCACGCTGGAGGTATCGCCGTGGGCTGCTTATCAAAAAGTAAAAGGAGGCTCTGAGAACCTCCTTTTATCTACGGATTGACATCCCGCTCCGCCGTATAAAGCCCGGACTTTTTGATGCCCCCGTCATCCGTCAGGTGTTGGCATATTCGATTCATCCCCGGAGCGATATGCTTACGGAAGCAAATATACAAAATTATTTCAATATGAATATCAAAGAATTAAATAATTATCTGCAATCGCTCCCGGAGGAGATAATCTCCGATGCGGCAGAAATCGTGGTGGAAACGGCCACGGAATACTATAAATCAGCTTTCAAGAAGAAAGCCTTTGACGGGAACCCGTGGACTCCGGCAAAAGTACCGAAAACAACCGGATCGCTGCTGATCGACTCCGGTGCGCTGGTGAATAGTATCAGACCGGCAGTGATAACTCCCCAGCGGGTGGTCATCTCTGCGGGGAATGAAAAGGTGGATTACGCTCAGGCACATAACGAGGGTTTTAAAGGAGTAGTGTCCGTACCGGCTCATACTCGAAAAACCAAACGGAAAGATGTGTCCGTCAAGGCGCACACCCGGAAAACCAATATCCCGAAACGTGAGTTCATGGGAGATTCAGAAGAATTGAACGGGCAGATACACGCACGGATAGAGGGATATATTGACTCACTTAACAATAAATAGCCATGAACAAAGAAATTTTTATCGCCGTTTGTGACCGGCTGAAAACAGAAGTGCCACAGCTCAGGTGGATAGATGCCGAGGAGGGACAACTGAACACGGGAGAACGACCTGCAGTGGCTTTCCCGTGCTGCCTGATAGATATCTCTTACCCGTCTTGTGAAACCCACATGGGTGGCCGTCAGAAGATAAAGGCACAGATACAGGTCAGGGTGGCCTTTCAATCAGGAGGGAGTACAAACGCCGCAGCCCCAAAACTCGTGAGGGAACACGCCCTCCGCTGCATGGACACGCTGGATAAGATACACGAGGCTTTGCAATGGTGGAACGGGGGGAACCTTTTCAACCCGATGCGCCGCCTCCGGGGTGCGCCGGAAAAGAGGGCGGACGGCCTGAAAGTCTATAACGTGATCTACGAAACAGAGTTTATGGATTAGTTCCAGTCAAAGCCGGGAAACATCGCTTTGAGCTTGCGGGCGGATGCTTTGGAACGCAAGAGTTCATTGTAAAAATCATCCTGCTCCACCAGCGTGTTGCTGATGGTTCGTTCCTCGACAAAGAACTCGTTATCGGAAAGGATCCTCAGCACATCATCAAAGCGGCGGCGTTTGATCTCAGTCCAATAGTAATAACGGGCGGTCATGATACGGTTCCGCTTTTCGAGCCGGTCACGGCGGGAGGTGATGGCAGCATCGGAGGAGGCAACCGTGCGTGTTCTGCGGCGGTTACCGGCTTTCTCTATTTCCGGGCAAAAAAAAGGTATCACGAGCTGCTCCTGCATATTCATTGGATTACTTAATGCAAAAGTACATCATTTGCACCATAGTACGAAAAAAGTCCGCTGAAAATTAGGAATTCAGCGGACTTTTATTATTGATCAGCGGGCTTTTACATGGTAAGTTCGCCCTCTTTGTCATCCTTACCCGGAACGAACGGCTTTATAGTGGTTACCACCGAGCTGGTCACTTTCACCCTGCCGGATCCGAGGCAGGTCGGACACCTGCAGGATCCGGACACCTTTGTCCTGTTCTCATCGCTGTACTCGAATACAACGCCTTTTCCCCCGCAACGCTTGCATACAGCCACACGGGTGGGAATATACCGGGCTTTCGCATTATTCACCTGTTCCATCTGATTCCTCCTTTATTACGGTTAATTCTTCACTTGATTTCGGGTGATACATGAAATCGGTTTTGAGCTTTTTGAAAACCGTAAGTTCCACCTGAAAATTCTCAAATTCCTTGTTCCGGCTGGAAAGCTGGCGTTTGATGAACTCGGTAACGTCACGTTTCATTTCAGGAACCGACATCTCGACACCGGTTTCCGGCACGTATAAGCCCTCAAGCCGGAGCTTGCGGTAACCTCTGCGGTGGATTTGGA